CCGCAGTGAATTCTACGAGCACGAAAGATGTAATGGCTATAGTTAAAATACCGCGATCAGATGCAATAATTGATTTCACATATTCGTATGCGCTAGAAATAGCGTTTCGAACTCTTTCATAAACCCTACGCGACGTTGAAACAGGCGCAGGTTCAGATATTGGTGGATCAACGAGATCGTAAATATTAATCTCTTCATCATACAATGACATTCGCGGTAAACAAACATGTGGAGATAAAAATCTCTGGCTCAACTTTTCTCGCTCTTCAGGAGACTTACCTTGAACCATAAAATAATCACACAAGCGATCATAACACGTACATAAGGTTACTGGTGAATTTTCTACAACAGTAGTTGTTGTGGTAGGACGCCCTCGAATGAAGTCAAACATCTCACCACGAAAAGCACGGTTATTAAGAGCTTCTTCACGACGCTCTTTTTGTTTCGCAATTGATTCAGGATCAACTTTGGGATCAAATCGAACAATACTCATATGATTAGGATCCATTCCTGGCCCTGGTTGATACAATGGATTCAGACTCACTAAAGGTTTAACTTTGCCACTCTCATCAACGTCATCGAAACGCTGTTTAAAAAAAGTCAAATAGTTTAGATTTAAACGAGTCTTGACTGTTCATATATTTGATCATATCATCGACAATAACGTTCACGGCTGTAACAAGATCTGTTTGAGCTCGTACATAACCAGTAATCTCATGCCGAAATTTAATTGTATAAAGATCAGTTGGAATCAATTCAACTGTACCACATGTAATCTTTGGTACAGAAGGATCGCTCATAGCCACACGAAGTTTTTCTCGGTCAATACCACGGGCACCTGCATAACTCTTATTTAAAATAAATTCAACTACGCAATTGCGACGCGCTAAAATATGTTGACCGTTACTCCAACAATTATTTGTTAAAAATTGTTGACCTGGTAAATCATTCTGACCATTACTTACAACGATCTTAGACGTGAAGTAAACTTTATCTTTCATCTCACAAGCGGCCATGTTCAAAACGCACGGGTTGTCATCGACAATATCTGTAAGTTCAGCTATCGTAGTAACTACATCTTCAGGACGCGAATTTAACTGAAAGATATCATTATACCAGGTAACAAGTTGATCAGTGTAACCATCCCAAAATTCACTTCCTGTGCGACGAAAATACGTATAATTCGATATATGTTGATACTCTTGTGTCAAACGTAATCGTGCAACAAGTTCGGTAACCAGTAATGGTTGAAAGAATGCGGATTTTCCAATACGTGGTTCACCAAAAATATATAACCAATATGGTTTATTACGGGATGATTCTGTTCCGCTAAGAACGTATGGCGGAATAACCAACATAGCGTCCTCAATTTCACTAATCATGGTACGCAAATGAGGCATAAGTGTTTTTAGAGCGAATTTTTCATCTTTAACTAAACGCTGTGTAATCGCTCGTTGAATCTCCAACAATTCCTCATGCAAAACTTTAACATTTTTAGCCCAAGCACTTTCGCGGCGGGCTAATTCAAATTTCTT